GGTCTTGATGATAATGATGCTGGTGAATTACTTCCTGAGATAACTACAAAACCACCGCCGAAAGATTTAGACAATATGGTATTACCACTATCTCTGCTTTTAGAATCTTTAACTTTACCTCTAAGAGCATCAGAAGCAGTAATCATTTTTGATAATCTTTGTGTTGAAAAGGCTCTTGCCATTTCTAGTGTTGGCATAACTACCAACATTGGTGCTGGGTCATGGGCAATATGATAGCCAAGTATGTTTAAAAGTATTTCTGTCTTACCAACTTGAGCAGATGACATGATGACAATGGTTTCAATATCTCTGTCATTGAGTGTGTCCATGATGCCACGCTGATATTCAGCACGACTTGTTTTCCATTGACCAGCTTCTGCACTAGATTCTGATGTTAAGACTCTATGATTGTCCGCCCATTCAGAAACATTAAGTTTCTTCGGTGGCTTGAACGTCTGTATCGACTGTTTCCAAATTATCTGTAGAGTTTTTTGGAAGTCCTGAGTTTGCGAGTTCATTTAATGCTTCATGTACTTCAGTTGTTATTAAATCTTCTACTTCAGCATAGGATTTAAGTCCTAAGACCTGATGTGTGACTTTTGCAGGTATATTTAATAGTTTAGAACGACAATTTGCAATAAAGTTTTGCCAAGTATCAATGACATCATCAGAATGAACTAACTTGCTTGATAATACTGCTACTTCAATTTCTTTGTGGTCTGCTTGATTTTTTGTAAGTCTCAGCTTCTCTTCGTTTATGTCATTTGGGACATCTTTAAGATGTAATCTTGCTCTTTCTCTTAGATATTGTATGTAGGCTTTACGACAAGCATCCATATCCATACCACCACGACCAATGCCTTTAGGTAGTATGCCTTGCGTTACTAAATTAGAAATATACTGTTTTGTTAAGCCTAAATGTTCGCCTACTTCCTTTTGATTCGCCATGTCTTACTTTTTGACTAATTTTTTCGACAATCTTCTTCTTTTGTCTTTATTCATGCTTGAAGTCTTGAGTTTACGCCTACCAATGCTGGTTTTTTTGTATTTATGCTTAACTTCGTTGTAGTTTGTTTCTTTTCTTACTTTTGCCATTTTCTATCTTAAATAAACTTAATACTTGTAAGCTGTGTCTAAAAAAATATCGGTCGTCAAATCACCCACAACACATACAGCTAGACAGTACCTTTGCATACCCCCCTTATCTCCTTCTCATTGTTTTCAATGCTTGTTTAAGATTTTTTTCAAAAGTTTTGCCGATACCTCGCTTCTGTCCAAAGACCACACCCTCTACTGTTTTCTTAAATGGAAACTTAGGTCTGTACTGTGCTTGTCCTACATAGTTTGCAACCATTCTAATCCTTTGCCCTGAAGGATTTGCTTTGTTCCTACCATACCTTTCCCAGATACCTCGATTGTTTTCACCTGTTAATCCTTTAGGTATACCTTCAAAGAATTTTTTCTTATCATCAAATAATTTATTTCTTGTTGCTCTTGTTAGATTACCAAACTTATTAAGTTTAATATTCTTGGTAGGCACAATAATCCTTTTGTTGTTAGGTTGTCTTGTGCCACCTTTAATCTGAAACTTCATATACTTCTCCCTAGCAGATTCAACAAATACATAAGCAGTCAAATTCTTTTTAGTTGATTTCCTAAATCTAAATCCACCTACAGTAAATGCAGTAGCACCGCCTTCAAAAGTATCTTTGGCTTTTTGTTTCAAACCTTCTGGATTGTTTTTATCTATAGATGCAAAAGCAACTTCATTGATTGTTTTTGACATAACAAAAGGTAGTTGTGTCCTTTGCATTGAGTTTAAGTTTTTACTCAATTGTTTGAAGTCTGCTTTTAAATTTAGGTTCATAACTTAGATGGTGCGGTGATAGGAGAAAATATATCAGGGAGAAAACCACCGCACCAAAAGTACATTATATATTTCTTTCCTTGTGTTCAACAATGTTTTTACACCACCAATATAGTTGGGCATCATTCAATGTTGATTTCATAAAATTAACAGTACGACAGACCAATTGGATATTACCAACCACATAACCTTTATCAGAATCTTTTCTATCTATTGAACAGGCATAATCTGTACTACCGCCGCCACGATGCCATGTCATATTGATTCCTGACAATGCACACTTACATTCTTGTTTGTCCCACAACTTATAAATGTAATCAATTTCTATATCCCATTCAATATCTGACTTTCTTCTGCTGGATTTAAGTTGTGTAAATAAAAGATTTAGATAGGTATATGGTGTTTGATTCTTTGCTTTTGTTCTTTTCTCTTGAGTGCAGGTTCTACATTCTGTCCTAGAATATTCACCTTTTGCATTGCCACCTTGTTCAAACATATCTGCTGATAAGGTTCGTAAGCAATAACTACATTTCTTCTTGCTCATAAATAAGTTTAAGAGTTTCTATATTAAACAATTCTTTAATCGGTATGAGATAGCCTTTTGAAGTTCCATTATCACCGCCATTGACTAAATTATATCTGTACTTATGTGTAATTTTCTTAAAATCTTCTATTTCAAAAAATAATTTACAATAGTCCTTGTTGTTTTTATTTAGATTAATTACCCAATAATCTGCTTTAGTAGTCTGCAAACCACTTGGCTTACCTCTTGATTCTATCTCTACATATATATTTCCTGAGTCATACCATTTGTCCCTTTCTGTTTTTATTTCTAATTTATCTCCATTAGATAACATTTCTTTAATTCTCTGTTCTGAATCTTCTCCAAATTCTAAATCTATATCCCAATCGCTTAACTTTTCTCTTGAATCATTAACTATTTTGTTTTTATCTGCTTTTGGTGAATAAGAAGTTATTTTTGGTAACAATCCTTGTTTTGTTAGTTTTACAAATTCTAAAAAAATATCATGGTCTATCATGTTAAGTAATTCATCTGCTGATAAAACAATTGCATATTTTCCAAACTGTTTTTGTACATTCTTTTTTCCAGCTTCATGTTTGCAAACAAACACTTCTCTATCTGTTTCTTTATGTTTTAGTTTCCAAGTATCAACAGGTAATGGTTTAACGCCTTCTGTTTCTAATTGTTTTTGCAAAGCTAAATAACCACGATACATAGACATAATTTTTTTCTCTGCATCTTTGGCTTTCTCTGGAAATGATAAGGCAATATTGTATCTAATCTCTGCATCAACAAATCTTTTCTGAAAATCTATATTTACCAACTTAACAGGTTCATCTATCCCATAATCAGAAATAAGCTGATTTTTCATCTTATAAATCTCTTCTATCGTTTTTTGTAAAGAATCGTTAAACATAAAAATTTACTGTATTCAGTGTGGTGTATGGTGTAGTCATATAAGAATATGACACTACACACACCAAAATCTGCACCAATGGTGTATAAATTACACCTAAATTACACCTAAAATACACCTAAATACACCTCAATCTTTAAAATCCTCTAAATCATAATCTTTATTAGTATCAACATATTGATAGCCACCTTGCGGTGATTTTTCTAATTTACCCTCTTCAACTAACTTTCTAAGTATCTTTGCTAGAGTGTTTTTATTAATTTCAGTAATATTTTCTATCTCTTTTCTCTGAACCCATTTATATTGCGGTTCTTCATCTGCATTTTGTACCATCTTAATTGCAGACAATACTTTGTCATCATTAAGATTATTTTTTCTTTCAACAGGTATTTCATCGGTTTCTACTAATGCACCAGATGTAATATCTCTAATAGCATCAGCATAAATCTTAAATTCAAAATTCTTATCTTTTAATGGTCTGCCATCTTTTACTAATGTCTGAGATAACTTAACAAACATTTGGTCTTCTTGGTCAGTCCTATTAACTCTAAATTCACCATCAACAGCGGCAGGTAATACAGATGAACCTCTGGCTCTAGTATTCGTACCATGCCCAGAGTGATGAACAATTAATATTGTTGATTTAAATGTATCTTTTAAATCATCTACTCTTTCAATAAAAGCATTCATGTCCTCTGTGCTGTTTTCGTTGGCAGAACCACCAAAATTCCTAGCCAACGTATCAATGACTATGAGACCTATATCGCCATAATTATCTTCAGCTTCATAAATAGTATCTTTTAATAATTGATGGTCTTTATCGTCTAATAACCTTGCACCTCTTGATGACATCAATAATGGCATATCAGTTACGTTTCTATCATGTATGCCACCATACGCCCAAACACGTTTGCTGATATTCAAAACACCTTCACCTGCCAAATACACAACAGGATGCTTTTCTGCTCTCTGTCCATGCCATTCTTCGCCTAATGCGACTGATGAAGCCATATCAACTGCGATAAATGATTTACCTGATTTTGGTGCGCCAAACATAGCTACTACAGTTTCTTTTTGTAAAACATTATGAATCAACCATTCTGGTTCTTTCATATTCTTTAGCATCTCACCTATAGGCAATAGTTCCAAACTGACTCTATTTCTGACTATATTCTTTTCACAATATTCAATAAATGCTGCTGATGATGTCCAATGTTCTCTGATGTGTGCATCCCATAAATCATCTTTTTCTTTGAATTGTCTTGGTATTTTAACCACCTCTACAAAAGCACAAATATCTCTTAAATGTTCTTGTAAATCTGTAGACATCTTTTTACCTTGTTCATCATTATCTGGAAAGATATATACCTTTCTGTCTTTTAAAGCAGACCAATCGCAATTCTGCCAATTAGATACACCACCATGATGACAACAGATATCACCATCATATATAGCTTCACCACCTAACATGGCTTTCTCACCTTCTACAATGACTACAGGTTCAGTAGGCTTTCTATCTGATACATAAATAGGCAGTTTGCCTTCTGGTCTACGCATAAGCCATTCATTATTGACTTTATGAAATGGTGCGTATTTTTGCTTAATTGCATGACCTTCTGGAAATCTCATGACACAAAAAGTATCTGAATACCTAACAAATATTTCTGCTTCTTCTTTGAAGCGAAACATATCTTTATCAGTGTATTTTCTTACAGGTTTATTTGGTTTATTTTGTATAGGTGTATCT